TATGTAGATGTAGAACATCAAATGACCAATAGGATTCATTCTGCTGAAAAGAAAATGACTCCCGGTTTTACAACAACGTCGGTGACGAGACAATTGATTATTTCACGATTGGAAAGTTATATGCGTGAAAAATCAATTAATATACAATCGGTACGTACTATTGATGAATTGTATACGTTTATTTGGAATAATGGTAAAGCGGAGGCAATGAAGAATTACAACGACGACTTGGTAATGTCATTTGCAATTGGATTGTGGGTACGTGATACAGCATTGAAATTACGTCAACAATCAATTGATATGACTCGTAATATGTTGGGTAGTATCAATAGGTCTGAACAACAAAGTGCTCCTGTTTATACTACAAAAAATGCAAACGCACAACAGTCGTGGGAAATGCCTACCGGATTAAAAGATCAAAAAGAGAGTTTAACTTGGTTATTATAACGATCTTTCACTATTTATTTACGAAATATAATACAATTGTATGGCAGATCAACCGACAGATTTAAAGAGCAGATCATTATTTGCTCGTCTTAAGAGACTTTTCTCTACAGACGTTATTGTACGTAACGTTGGTGGTAAAAAGTTAAAGGTAGTAGATACTGATGAAGTAGCATACGCAACGGATAGAAATACATTACGGGACCGTTTTAATCGTATTCGTACTTCTGCATACAATCAGTATAGTAGAGATTTCACCCTCAGTTATCAAGCTGCTCGTATCGAATTGTTTAGAGATTATGATACGATGGACATGGATCCAATTCTTAGTTCTGCATTGGATATTTACGCAGATGAATCATTGACTCGTAACGAAATGGGAGATATTTTGGTGATCAATACACCAAACGATAATATCAAACAGATTCTTCGTAACTTGTATTATGATATCATGAATATCGAATTTAACCTTTGGAGTTATGTTCGTAACATGTGTAAGTACGGTGATTTTTATCTTAGACTTTATATTAGTCCTGAATATGGCGTTTATATGATTGAGCCAATTAGTGCTTATAATGTAACCCGTGTTGAAAACAGTGACTTGTATAATAAGAACTATATCAAATTTCAAGTTAACCTACCTGACGGTGGTAAGGTTGAAGATCTTGAAAACTATCAAGTAGCACATTTTCGTTTATTGAGTGATAGCAATTTCTTGCCATATGGTAAGAGTATGTTGGAAGGTGCTCGTCGTGTTTGGAAACAATTGAGTTTGATGGAAGACGCAATGTTGATTCATCGTATTATGCGTGCTCCTGAAAAACGTATTTTCAAGATTGACGTGGGTAATATTCCTCCAAATGAGATCGACTCATATATGGAAAAATTGATTGCTAAAACCAAAAAGGTTCCATATATCGATGAAAAAAGTGGCGATTACAACCTTCGTTTCAATCTTCAAAACATGGTTGAAGATTTTTATCTTCCTGTTCGTGGTGGTGATAGTGGTACCAGCATTGAATCTCTTAGTGGCATGGAATTCACTGGCACGGACGATATTGAATATCTTCGTAAGAAGATGATGGCTGCTCTCAAGATACCCAAGGCATTCTTGAGTTATGATGAAGATTTGAGCGGTAAAGCTACATTGGCACAAGAAGACGTTCGTTTTTCTCGTACAATTCAACGTATCCAACAAATTCTTATTAGTGAATTGACCAAGATTGGTATTGTACACTTGTACGCACAAGGTTATAGAGATTCAAGTTTGGTTGATTTTAGTTTGGAACTTACCAATCCATCAACTGTATTTGAAAAGGAAAAGATCGACATTTGGTCAAATAAGGTATCTGTCGCTAAAGACATGTTGGATAATAAATTGTTTAGTAAAAAGTGGGTATACAACGAAATTTTCCATATGTCAGATGATGATATGAACAATATCAAAAACGACATTGTTGATGACGCAAAACAGACATACAGATTTAAACAGATTGAAGAAGAAGGTAATGATCCAGCAAAATCATTCCAAAAAGTTAGTCCAGAAGAAGGCGGTGGCGGTGGTGGTGGAGGCGGTGAAACTGGTGGAGAAGCTGGTGGTGAAGCCGCTCCTGCTGGTGGAGGCGAAGGTGGTGGCGCAGAAATTCCTACATTGAAGGAAAAGTCAAAGCCAGACTATGAACGTCCGTCTCAAAAAGGATTGAAAAAGGCCAGTAATTATCCATTCGGAGAAGATCCACTTGGTCATCTTGAAATGAATAGGGATTTTAAAGCAGATAGATCCCCAAATCATAAGTTCACAGGATCTTCACCGTTTAGTCTTGAAAGTATTAATAAAGAATTGACTACTTTAGACTCATATCTCAAGACTGCAAAACAAGAAAAACAAACATTGATTTCGGAAAATAAACAAAAATCCATGATGGATGAATCTAACATACTAGAATAATACAATTATGGGAGTTTCATCAAAAATTGATATATTTATAAATTATAACTACTAATATGCACAAAGCGAAGCATTCAAAGTTCAAAAATACGGGAATTTTGTTTGAGCTGCTTACCCGTCAAATAACAGCAGATATTATTGGGGGTAAGGATGAATCAGCTGCCAAACAAATTCTTTTTAAGTATTTTTCTGAGAATACCGAATTAGGTAAAGAGTATCAACTATACAATTTCCTACTAAACGAAAAAGCTAGAGATGCCTCTCACGCTGAAAGAATAATCAGTGTGGTATTGGAATCCCGGGCACAATTAGACGACAAACGACTAGCACAACAAAAGTACGAATTGATCCGTGAAATAAAAGAAATCTATCCAATTGATAGTTTCTTAAAAGCAAATATCAAGAACTATCGTATTTTTGCATCCATTTATAAAGTATTTGAAAATAAGACATCATCCAAGTTTGACGTTAAAGAAGTAGTTCAGTCCAGAGAATCCATCATCGAGTCTTTGTGCAAATCAGTAACTAAAAAGTCCGATAACGATGAAGGATTGTTAGAATACTATAAACAACAAAGCGAGGATATTCGTCTACTTGCATATAAGTTGTTGTTGGAAGGTATGAATACCAAGTATAAGGATTTTGATGAAAATCAAAAGAACCTTATTCGTGAATACATTCTTAACGTATCAAATACTAATTCTCTTTCCAAATACGTTTGTGAAGAAATTGAAAAGATTAAGAAAATTATATCAGATTCTACATCCAAGATTAAAGATAATCAAGTTGTTTACATAAAACTTACCGAGATCGCTAATGTTTTGGATAAAGTAAAACCTTCTACTGTTGTTAAAGACAATCATATTATGGCATTATTATTGTCATATGAATTGGTCAAAGAACTTAATAATTTGAAATAATATGAGCAAAGAAAAGAAACCAGAAACTCCAAATTTGATTACCGGAGAAGATGAAGTCAAGTTGAAAGAACTTATCAAAAGTTTGATCAAAAAAGAACTTGATGAAATGACCGGCACCGGTGCCGTTGCTGGCTTTTCTACACCTTTTGCATTTTCTAAAAAAGGTAAACACGGTGAGAAAGCTACTGCTGCTACATTGAAACAGATGCCTGGTTCAAAAGTTGCAAAAGAGATTGATGAGGAAGAAGAACTTGACGAGAAGAAGTCACCAAAGAAAAAGAAGGAAGTTAAGAAGAAAAAGCCAGATGCAGATGGTGATGGTGTTCCTGATTGGGCAGATAAACATCCCGGTCAAGATGATCACGCTATTAAAAAGACACTTTCTAAAGCTCCTACTCACAAAAAAGATCAATTCATTAAAACTATCACTAAGGGACTCAAAGACCTTACTGAAAAGGAAAGTAAGTTAAACGAGGCGGTATCTCGTTATATTCGTTTGAAAGAAAATCCTAAGAAGAATTCTTACAAGGTTTCTTTGATTACTCAAGAAATCACAAAGATGCTTAGAGAAGTAGACTTTTTAATGAGTGTTAACCATAAACTTAAGACCGAGATGGAAGTTCCAAACGAAACTTTGTGGAAACGTACATCTGATAGAATGGCTGAAATCAAAGCCAGACTTAAGTCTATTGGTGAAAAACTAAGAAAAATACAATAATATGATTTCACTTGTCAAATTACTTACTGAGGATGAATCAAATCCTCCACAGCATTTTGGTACATCGACTGCGGGTGGTCAACCATTGCCATCAACATCTGTAGATTATAATGTTAGTTCAGATTTTAGTGATTTTGAAGCAAAGATTGCAAGAACAACTGCTGAATCAAAAGCAGCGTTTTTGCAAAATTTGAACAATAGAGTTTTGGGTAAGAAGGTGTCAATACAAGCATCCAAAGGATACGGTCAACCGGTTCGTGATTATGAAATCTCAGTAACAAGTACCAGTCTTGACTATTTTTATGATCGTTATGTAGTAATTCTACGTGATGAGGATGATAAGGAATACTTTTTGAAGCCTGGATTCAAGATTACAATTTTGGGTCAAGGCGAACCATTAAAGATAGAAAAGCCTAAAGAACCAAAAACCGCTGAACCGGGAACAAAGGCAACCACAAAAGGTGGACAAGCTGCAATTCAAACTGCTAAGCCAATGCCACAAACACAATACGTTGCACAACCACAACAGAAAAAACAAGCTTAATTATGGATAAAACAGTACAAACAGGTTGGATTTTCTTTGAACCAATTGGTGGACAGTTGAATGAAGCAACTAACGATCCATCAAAACCAATGATCGTTCAAGGTGTGCTTCAACGTGCAAACGCAAAAAACCAAAACGGTCGTGTATATCCAAAAGATATTTTAGAACGTGAAGTTAAAAAGTATGACGATAACTTTGTGAAGGAACGTCGTGCATTGGGTGAATTGGATCACCCAGACAGTAGCGTTGTTAATCTTCAAAACGTTAGTCACAACGTTGTTGAAATGATGTGGAATGGTGATGACTTGGTTGGTAAAGTTGAAATACTTCCTACACCAAGTGGCAACATTTTGAAGGAACTATTTAAGGCCGGTATTAAATTGGGTATTAGTAGTCGTGGTTTAGGTAGTGTACGTAAAAATGTAAGAGAAAATGCGGATGAAGTTCAAGATGATTTTGAACTCATTGCATTTGACTTTGTAAGCAATCCTTCAACCAGAGGTGCATTTTTGTTTCCAACAGGAGCATTAAATGAGTCTGTACAAAATACTACCGTAAACAAGTACGCTAAAATTGAATCACTTATTCACGATATTATCTCTGAAGTAAAATAAGTATGAACAACACTCAACTGATAATTGAAAATTTATATTTCAAGCAACTTCTTTCCGAGGAAGTTGCTTTTTTTGATCAATATGAATCACTTTTTGGCGATAGAACCAAAGAGTTTTTTCAACACTATATCGACGGACTTTCTGCACAAAAAGAGTTGATTCTTCAGTTGGAAAATCTTGAGATCACCGAACAACTTATTCAAGAAAAGTTTGGTGATCAATTTGCAGCAAAAGCTGCCGGTTTGGGAGCAAAAGCTAGAGCTGGTATCAACAAGTTGGCCACCGGTGGTAAGTTGGGTGGTACACTTGGCAATTGGGTACAAAATAAGTTTGGTGTTAAAGGTTCCGCAACTGATGCCGGAAACGAAGCATATCTTAAAGCCAGAAACCAAAACTTCACAAGAAGTTTGGGTGACTATCTAGGTCAACTCAAGACATTTGATAAAACCATACCAGATAACGTTGGTCCAGTTCCAGTCAAGATGAGTGGATGGGCCGGTGGAATTTGGCAGAAGGGTAAACAAATTGCAAGTGGTGCAGGTGATTTAGCATTTGCTGGTACACTTTTGACTCCAGCAATGTTGACTGGAACCGCTTTTGCTGGTGTGGGTGGTGTTGAAAAGTTGGCACGTAAATTGAATGAAGTGTTTGATGCACAATGGGCAAAACTTCAAAACCTTCAACCAGTACAAGATTTTGATCGTTTGTTTGAAGTAAAGAAAAAGTTGCTTCGTGATAAACTATCGAAGATAGATTCATCTGGTAAAGAAACTTCTACTATTCTTAGTACCATCGATGCGTTGGGCAAATATGGACGTGAAAATCCAATCAAATCCGGTGTCATTATTGGTTTGTTAACTTTTGCAGCAGCTATCAGTGCAGGAACATTGGGTCTTGGTGTATTAGCTTCTTCACAAGTGTTTATTCTTGCCACGGCTGTCAGTTTTGTTTTACGTACAGGTCTTGGTTTGTTAAAGGGTGAAAGCGCATCAGCATCCGTTGGAGCTGGTGTTAAAACCGGTGTTGCAACTTTAGCTGGTGGTGCTCCGGTGGGAGCCGCTGTAGGAGCAATTCCTTCAATTAAAAATGAATCTTTGATGTTGTCTAATATTGCACAACATATTTTATCTGAAGCTGCTCCAGCAACTCCGACACCTACACCATCTCCTGCGGCACCAACTACTCCAGCTGCACCTACGTTGAATCCAAATCAACTTAAAGCAGTTGAGAACCTTAAGTTTAACATTGGAAAAGAAATTTCAACATATCTAAAAGATGTTGCAAAGACATTTAAAGTAAAAGGTGCATCAACCTCAGAGTTGGTGGACAATTTAAAGAAAATTCCACAAGCAAAAACTGCTGTTGATATCATTGAAAGTTTGATGGCAGAGTTTCCAAAATATAAATTGGAATTTCCTAAAGACGTTGTTGTAGATGATAAAGAAGCTTCAACACCTCCAACCCCAGCTACACCAGGCGGTGGTGGCGGCGGAACCGCACCAGGCGGTGGCGGTGGTGGAA